ATTTCCGTATAGATAAAAAATTTCTATTATAAATATAAGATAATGTCACAATCATCTGACTCAAATATTAAAGACATTAGTAAAGAAACAGCGCCAAAACCCATAGAAGACATATTACAACCTGCTGCAAATCCAGAATCTGAAGAAAAGTCGGACGAGGGTGTTTTAAGTAAAATATCTTCGGCAGCAGACTCATTGATGAATAAAATAACGGGAAATAACACGGACTCGACAGAAGCAGTAGCGCCTGAAGCAGTAGTAGCGCCTGAAGCAGCAGAAAAAGAAGGTTCATCCGGAGAAGAAAAGGAAGAAATGCCAGCAGTCCTTGACATATCAAAGGAATCGGCAGCAGTTCAAGAAGAGAAGGAAGTAGTGTTAAAGTTAGGCGATATTATCTATATTTTAGATCCAACCAATGAAGTATTAAACGAGAATACATTTGTGATTAATTACATAGACCCTACAAAGATAAAATTAATAAACACAAAATCCTTTGAACCCACACAATTAAATGTTAAGGAGAATGGTGCAATTGGCAATGGAACAATTACAGAAATTAAAATACTTAGTCGGAATCCAAAGGAAGGGTTTGCTAAGCAAAACGATTTGTTGCCTGGTAAATGGGTAAACATATATTTTGGTGGCGATTATCCAGCAGTCATTACCGGAGAAATTACTAATTTAGAAGAAGATATGATTGAGTTACGAACAACAGAAGATGACACAATTTATATTAACTTTGCGTATCAAGGCATCCCTGAAAATTTGCCGATTGAAACTTTTGAAATAAGACCAGCGCCGGAAGGATCTCAAGGTAAAGAAAAGAATGAAGGATTAGAAGGCGAAAGAGAAGAATTAGAAGAGGGTGAAATCATGGAATTTGGCGATGAACCGGAACTGGAACCAGAACCCGAAGACACTGCACTTCCAAAGCGCGAAGTTAGAGATAAAATTAAACAATTTTTGATTGAAGGAGACCAAATTATATTTGGCGATGTGGTTCAAATCCAGGAATTTGTAAATATTGATAAGGACAAATACAGATACAATATTGAAACGCAAACCAATGATTTGCTGGAGGAGATGGTTTCAACAATTCCCAGTGCAAGACGAACACCTAGTGTCTTGAATAGTATTCACATTATGATCACCCGGTTCCTACAATTAAGAGAATTGTCGTCGCAATTTGATGTCAATAAAAATATTACCGGGATCGTTAAAAAGACTGCTGATGATCGCCCTCTAGCAGAATATTTATCAAAGTTTCAGAATTCACTTTACTGGATTATGTTAGCTGCAAAGAATGTAAAGAAGATTTATACTCCTGAAACCAAGGAAAATGAAAATGACATTCTTTTTATTAAGCAGAATGATGACTTGCTAGAATTATCAACATTATTTAAAAACTATCGCGCAAATGCCAGTGGTGAAGGTCAGAACAAATATAGCGAATTATATAGTTCACTGAATCCATACATGACGCCATTTGAGACATTACCAATAGATACAACAGACACTGTGTTTACTTCGGCAAATGGTGTCATAGTAAATGGCAATGTAACCTCAAACATAAACGTAATCATAGACAATTTGACAGAATTATATTCATCCATAGTAAACAATGACCAAATAACAACACGTAAATTTGTCATAGAGAAATACAATTTGGGTCTAGATAGATTAGAGGCGACCAATTTTAAGGGCGGAAGAATGATTGCACATCGAGTTAAACTAACACCTAATGATAATATTTCAGTGAATTCCATTTTAACACTTCCGGAACCTACTGTTCGATTCTCACAAATTAACTTGCCCGGATCGGATTTGTTAGTTAAGGCGAGTCTAAACTTGAATTTTTTGAACTATTGGCAACTGTTAAAACAAAAGACTAGTTATTCAAAGGTAAATATAAATGAGTTGGAAATAGAATTAGAATATGAGAATGATAATTTTGTGGATGATATAAAAAATTACGTGCTTGATTTGTCAACATTTGAAAGACCAGAAGGCATTACTAATATGGACATTTATGAGCATTTTTTGAAAATTATTATTCCCAAAATTCGTGTTATTTTCAATTTGGTTAAGAAATATATTAAAGGTAAACTGTCAATGGTAAATCTCATAAATTATTTGGAACCATTTTTAGTTTATTCAAATGATTTGACATATAAGCAATATATTGATTTTAATGCATTTATACAACAAAAGATTGGGGAATATAACAAGACTTATGTTGATTACAGTAGAGCATTTACCTCGTTAAAAAACATGAATATAAAGAGTAAATATAACAACGACTTTTTTCAAATTCTGGATTCTAATCCAGAAATAAAGGCAATTGTGTTTGAGGTGTATGACTTGGATGTGTCGAAAATATATTCAATGACTACTTCTGAATTGTTGAAAAAAATTACACTAGATGATTATGGAAATTTATTTAATAACGCAGTAGCGCTAAGTAATTTAGAATTAATGTATCCAGATGAGTTGAAGAGCATTTTTGAAGCAGATAAGGAAAGTTTGAAGGCACAAATGGAGAAAAACGCCGCCGCGGATTCGTGTACTTCCTATGTGATCGCAAAGAAATACTATTCATTGGATAAACTTGAAGCAGATAATGGACAAGACATATATTTTGATAAGGATTTTGATAATACCAATTATGACATGATTGATGTCACTTATAAAAAGGAGCGAGATACATTAAACGGTGAAGAGATGATCATTTTTCTGACAGACCAACTAACAAAAAAATTTAAAAAGGATGAGCGAACTGCGGCGTATATGGCGGAAACTCTTGTTAATCGCGCCAAAAAAGTGGCAAACGGTCAATATGCGATGTTAGTTGATTCTTCTCCAGACACTTCAGAATTGAAAGGGATTGAATATTATATTCGAAAGGATGATGAATGGTCAAAGGTAAAAGAAGTGGATCCAAATTGGTTCATAAATAGTGAAGACTTGTTATGTAACATTCAGACGGATTGTCTGTTTAAACCCAGTAAAACAGATGATAATTGTGAGTCGGTCGAAGTAACACGTGACAGCATATTGTCGAATGCGTTAAAAGCGATCATGGATCAGTTTGATAAAAATTATCGCATGACTAAGGATGAGTTTCAAAAAATTGTAACGGCGAAGGCGAAATATTATGATGAGATTTATAATCGAATTCAACAACAAAAGAAGGTCTCTTTTTTGAAATATAATATGCAGCAATATGATCTGGGTCTACAAGTATTAGAAGAACAAAAGTCGACAGTTGTTAGTCCATACGTAAAATTGCGCGATTTAATTATTGGTCAACAGGATTTTGTTAAGAAGCAATATGATATATTAAAATTTGCTGAGTTATATACTCGTAATGGTGATCCAAATACACCCAATGTTCATGACGGAGAAATGGAAAGTGAATGGTGGGTATATTGTAAGGATACAGATACAAAATTAATGCCTCAATTTAGAGCAATTTTAGCGTACAATTTTGTTAACGACCGAAGCAATTATGAAAATGTTTTAAATATATTGAAACATGATATTGGTCGTATAAGTGACAATGGTGACGCCTGGGTTGATGTTCATAGTGGCGAGGTAATCTGTCAAATTGATGCAGATGTTGAAGAAGGGTACAAAGATGGATTCAAGATGAAGAGTCGTGATATTTTAGAACAAGATGAGTCCAATGTTACTGCGGCAAATGCAACTAACAAATCGAAACAATTGTCTCCCGATGGTCAAATGGTATTCAATATTATTCATTCAATTGCATCAAATATGGGTATCAAAATTGATCAAGTGAGTGATTTTATTATCAAAGTGGTTACAGAATTAATGAGTGATATCAAGGTCATTGAAAAGGAGTCGTCTTATAGAGAGAAGGAAAAGCAGGCCGCAATAAAGGGTAAGAAATTGCCCGAATATGGTCTTGTTTATAGTTCCACTTTAATGATGCTCACACTGGGTATGTTTCTAATTGGTGTTCAAACAAGTGTACCATCAATCAAGACACGTAAGACGTTTCCTGGTTGTGTACGCTCTTTTAGCGGGTTTCCTTTTGAAGGAGAAGGGGATGATACTGGTCTGAATTATTTGGCGTGTGTTGCGTTCAAAATGAGAAGCAAGACCGTCCCATGGGATTCTTTAGTCAGAGTCAAAGAAGAAGAGTTGGCAAATCGCATCAAATTGTTCACACTTAAATTTTTGCTGCCATATTCAGAAGTGGAGCAGAAAATTAAGGAGAAGGTTGAATATTTGCTACAAAACCCGGAAATAGGAATTCCAGAAGAGCATAATATGGCAAAATGGACAAATTTCTTACCTCCATTGCGACGTTTTCATGTGAAAGGACTACAAAATATAACATCCGGATTTAATGACGAGTTACTTCATGAGATTAAAATAGGAAGTCCTAAGCAATTTGAAAAGTTGTTAGTTATTGAGTCCAAAATCATTTCATATTCGATGGCAATACAAGAAGAGATTCAGCATATTGTTGAGAATAAAGATCTGTTATTAAAGTCATCAAATCATCCTTTTATGGACAACGCATGTTGTAATGATAAGGAGAATTCAACACTAACAGCGTTACAATATTTTGTTAAGGAGAACGTCAATATTGAAGTGAATAATAATGTAGTAAGAGAATTGTCGAAAGTCATGAATGATCTTAAATTACTAACAGAGAGTTCTATTATGTTGAGTACAGTGGATACGAAACGCATATTCCCAACAATTTCTACTGCGTTCAGTGAAGAGACCATTTATATGGCATTTATTGATTTGTGTAAGTTTCAATCATCAGTGCCAATTAGTCAGGAATTGGCAACAGTATGCATAAGCAAACCGGATTATTTATCAAAGAATGACACATTATTAGAGAAGATCGCCAAATTGAAACGAGATGGGCGTAATTATTCTAAAGAGGCGTTCTTACGTCTGTTTCAAATAGTGAGTCGAGAAAATATTATTCCAATTTCATTGTCATTTAATAAACCATCATATTCGGATATTTTGAGTAAAATACTAAAAAAATTAGATGAAACAGATGATCAAGTAATTCATCGAAATTTCAGGGATAAAATGGAATCATTATTAGACACATATGACGTTTCTATACAGGAAGATACCGATGAACAAAGAGATATGAAGAACTACTTAGATCGATCAAATTCATCAATGAGGAAAGAAATAGTGGATTTCCTTAAAAGAAAGTCAAAAATAGGAAAGAATGAACTTAAAAAGGTAATCACATTTTTTGGACAACTAACAAATTGGGAATCCGATTTAAGTCCTAGAAAGGGAAATAGTATATCTGATGATGCAATGTATAATTATATTAATTATTTTAAGACTTTTGTTTCGCTCATGTCTGTGGTCTTACCAACAATGATATTAAACAAGCAGATACAGTCAATTGAGTCGCCATCGTATTGGGGTCTATCACAGAAACATGCACAAGACTTAAAGAATATGGTAGAAAAATATTACGAACCATTGAAGAAATTCTATGACAATAATACAATTAAGAATGTGTTGTATGAGATCCAAATTAAATGCGAGTCGATTGTTTTACTATCAAATCAGACACCTGCACTAACAAGTATTAAGGTAGGTGACATAGATACTTATTCAATCTTTGACAAACGAATGTCAACATTATTATATGAGCATTACACCTTGTTAGTATTCTCAGAGTATATTAATCTAACAAAAGATCCGACAATGCTTACTAGGATGTTAGTTGCTCCTGAAAGTGACAAAGACGATATTTTTAGTTCGGACTTTTTGGTTGAGCAGCAACTTCGTTTTTCTGAAACTGAACAGCAATTTATGGAAGGTGATGTGGTCAAATTACAAGAAAATGTTGCGTCTTTGTTAGTTGCTTACGCTACAATGATGATGGATTCAAAGGATACTATTGACATGTCATATGATACTGTTATGGATCGGGTATTTAAGTTGAAGGAAACTGAAAAGTACACATTTACAGATAGACTTAAGAATTTATCAGAAGAAGAACGTGAAGTTGACACAATTTTGAAGATTAATAAGTTGGGTGTTTGGTCAAAGGGATTATCCAAGAGTGTAAAGGAATATGATCCAGAAAACTATGATCAAGAGAAGGAGATGACTCAAAAAATTGCCCAGGTAGAGAAAACTGTAAGACGAAACGCAAATGTAACAGATCAAAATGTAGATATCTTTTTACAGGATGCTTTAGATGATATGGATACAGATGAGTTTATCAACCGTGATGAGTTTATGATGGGTGGTCTAGACGCAGATGATGATATTAACGGTGATCGTGATAATGATGACGGTGATGGTGATGATAATAACTATGCATATGATGATTAGATGTAGTAATTTCTTAACCACTATTTAGACAACAGTAATATATTATATTTTAATCGTAATATAATATAATATACATCAATAATGAAAAACGGAAACAATTCAAATGACTCATCGACTCCAAAACCTAGTCTTTCTTGGCGCACTTCAAAACCAGTGGAGTCAAAACCGGTTCAACTAACACCAATGGAGTCAAAACCACAAGCATTACGTTCTGTTTTTAAAATACCAACAACAGCAAACGTAGTCGAAGCAAAGGCGCCTGTAGTTGAAACAAAAGTTGCGGCAAACGTAGTCGAAGCAAGAAAAGAAAGATATGCATTTGCGATCATCCATTTTGGAAGCAACCCAGTATATTTAGAATTAGAAATGTATTTTTTCAAAATGCTGCGTCAAAATACCAGCAACGATATTATATATTTATATTCCGTAAATGATACACCACAAGCATTTGTAGACGCTGTAAGACCATTAGTAACCGAAGTGGTCCCATATGATGACAAACATATAACATATGACGTAACTTTTAAAAGTGGATACGCCAATTTTAATACATTAAGAACATGTAATTTTATTTTTGCTTACACATTAAAGAAATATAACAAGGTATGCATTATTGAATCGGATATGGTTATTATGCGCAATTTAGACGACATTTTTAGTCTACAGACGCCTGCTGTACTAACATATTATATTGGCAATGAGAATTTAAAAAAAAATGAAAAAATTAGAAACAATCCATCGGAAGTGCTCGCCAAATGTAAAGAAATGGGGCGTATAAATGGCGGCGTCATGTTAATATATCCCAGTATGACACTATTTAATAAATACAAGGAAAAAATACAAGATGTTGTCCAACATGAGTGTAAGTATCCAAATGAGACATTATTTGAATATGTGAATAATTCGTACTATAATTTACCAGTTCAATATAATTTATCCCATTATTTGGCAAAATCACATACATTACAACAATATGGACTAACAGCAAGAGATATTTATGTTTATCATTTTAATGAAACCAAATACAAGCATCTTGATATTATCAAAAATCCGCTAGATGAAAATGGTGAAAACTGGTTAGAAATTATTCAGCGAGATAAAAAATATGAGGTTAAGAAGTTACCAATATTACATTATAAAACAACTATTTATGATAAATATCAATCTATAATAGAACCCATTATGATAGAAATAAAGAAAAAACCTGATTCTCCTCTCCCTACTCCAAGTCATTCACCTTCTCCACCTAAAGATGAAATTAGACCAATATCATCACTATCTCCGCCTAAGGAAGAAATTAGACCAATATCACCTTTACCAAAGTCAAAGTCTAAATCAAAGTCTAAATCAAAGTCTAAATCAAAGTCTAAAAGTTCATCAAAATCAAAATCATCATCTTCATCATCTTCATCATCTAAATCAACAAAAAAATCTAAACCAAAATCTAAGATCAAAAGACCTAGGTGTCCAAATGGAACAAGACGTAATAAGAAAACAGGTAAATGTGAACCAATATAAATTATTTAGATAAATTAGAAATTGAAAATTAGAAATAGAAAAAGGGTTAATAACCAATAGTTTTTTAAATATTTATATATTAGAAGACAACTATGTTACGAGTATTTATATCAGAAAATGTTACAACAGCAGCAATTATATTATTTATAATATTATTTTGGATTGTTCATGTAACAAAACCAGCGTTTCTATATAAAACAGATGGCAGTCTACGCGAATTTGGTGTAGGTTATCGAAATAAAACAATTTTACCCATTTGGTTATTGTCAATAATTATGGGCATTTTATCCTATTTGTTTGTATTATATTATTTAGCGTATCCAAAGATTGTCTAGTCCGACAATTGTCTAGTCCAAAAGTGTAAATTTTAACTGTTAGGTTTCAAATTTAATAAATATGAAACCAAACAAATGATCTTAATTCATAACAGTAGTTACAGTATTATCTTGTTTTTCTTTTTCTGCCGCCTCTTGGTCTTTCATATATTGATCATACCCCGCCTTTATTTGCGCCACACTCTTAACACAACCCCGATTTGCCAAAGTGTAATATACAATTGATGATATTAGTATAGCAGTATACACATACCAGAATGCCTCGCCAATATTGTCCTTTAGAACTACCATACCTAACAATTCTGACTGTTTAGCAGTTAATAATGCATTATCTTGTTTCAATTCATCTTTCATAAGTGGTGTTAACAATTGCCAGAAATCAAGAAAATTATCCGGAGTAACTTGATTAATCAATATGGATTTGTTTCCAAGCATTTTAGTAATTGCTTCGGCAGCTGCCATCAAGGAATTTTTACTATTACCATCTAAACCGTCCACTTGCTGTTTAATGTCAGTATTTACTAGAATATTTGAAAACAGTTCTTTTGCACCCCCAGCAATGACAAAATAACCAATTACATCCGAAAACGCACTCTTAAACCCAGGAAAAATAATCAACACAGCAATCATGATTCCAAAAATAATTAACCAGGGGAAAAATGTGTATAGCGCAGCAGCGCCAATATTGTTATTAACATCACCACCACATTTACTTGTCAAATACGCTGTATTCAAAATAAATTGGACAAGACAAACAATTAACAAATATAACGCCAATTTAGGAAATATAGAATTTTTATAATCATTATAACAATGAGGTTGCAGTAACTCCAATGTTAATTTGGGTTTTAAAACCATAAAATACATAACAGTGATTAGTACAAAATATAATAACGATTGCAATGATATATCCATATAGATAATTGGTATAATTTTTTTTTGTTTTTTAAAGGTATTTAATATGAGTTTTTACGAAGAACATTCTAAACCTATGTTGACTGAACCTGGCGTAAAATACTTCTTAAATGAAACATTAAAACAATGTCATACTTTCAAAGAAAAGCATAACAATACATTATTTAATATTGGGTTATTTCTAGGATTTCTTGTAATTTTAGGAATTCTGTTATTATACAAGTACAAGGGTAAATTGACTAGAGAAGAGATCAGAGAAAAGGAGGAGGAAAAGAAGCGATATATATTGTCTAAAATAAGAAACTTTCAGCAGGCCAAGTTGCGTGCGCAACAAGAATTAATTACCGGATTGCCTCATTGGGAGAGTGAATTAGAATCAGTGAACAAGACAATTATTAATCAAATAAACCAGAGCATGTAATTTATGAATAAACAAATTAGAATTTATATATTTATATATTTATAAATTATAATGAGTGAAAAAATAAGTGTTGATGACGCCATGAGTGAGTATTACAGACTTAAGAATGTTTATGAAACGTCGTATTATGAGAAATATATTAAACCAATTGTTAAGGCGGAAAAAAAGAGTAAGCGTGAAAAGCGTGTAGAATTTTCAAAATTGCCTAAAGCAGAGTGTATAAATTGTAAGCGAAATGTTGGATCCATTTTTTCAATTAGTTATAAAGATTCTTCGACTCGAAAATTTTCGGTTAAATGCGGAGACACCGTAGCGCCATGTCCGCTAAATATCGAAATGTTAATTGGTAAATATGAGACATTTGAAGAAGAGATTCACAAATATGAAAAAGATATTAATAAAACAAAAACGGATATCATCAAGGAGAAATACAATATTATGTTTGGATATATTGACGAAGAAAATGGAATTAACAATTTCACTAGCATGTCCAATGAACTTAAAGACACAACTGAGTTGGCGGGGCAAAGAATTGAAAAAAATATAATGGTAAATGATAATCCGGAAAAGAATTCGTTGCTGGCAAAGTCTGTTACCATTTTTGGTAATGATTATGTTACACAATTTAAGCAGATGGTTTCTCAATATAATGAATCTAGTGATGAAGGAGTCATAAATGAGGCAGTCAATTTCTACAAGAATGAAATGATGCCTCGTTTAAAAGAAATACAAGCGCTGCGATTTGATGAATGTTTTGTTGAATATAATCCGGATAATTTAGAATACAAACTTTATCAAATAAAGAATAGTTTACATAATTTAGAAATATCCGATAGTTCAGAATCAAAAGTCGTGTCATTTGTTACAGGGTTAAAGGAAACGGGTATTGATACAATGGTGGCAGCAGATAAATCGCAAAAGAGGAAGAAAAAGAAGAAGTTAGAGTTTGTTATTGAAGGCGAAGAAGAGGAGGTTCCTGATTATGTTCCAAATTCGCCAGAGTACAATCCCGACTCACCTCATTACGTTCCAAATTCACCAGAGTACAATCCTAGTTCACCAGAGTACAATCCTAGTTCACCACCGCAAACAAATAATAACTTTACAATTCACGGCGAGGAAGTCACATGGACAGATCCGGATCCAGATTACGCTTCAATTTGGAGGGCGTTGTCTCCAAAATACAAGTCCATATTAGTTCAAGATCCCGCATGGATGAGAAAAACAATGGATGAATTTGTTGCTGTAAGACAAAACTCAGGAAATGTATCTAGAGACTTTGTATTGCCTGACGATATTGTATTACCACCTAAAGTGTCAGAAGACAAAGAACTGGATTTTGGAAACCCAGTGTTAGATGATTTGGTTGCGCGTTTGAATTTATCACAACGAAACATTGTAATTGACGCGTTGCCTAAAAAGGAGTCGCCAGATGAAGCAGATTTTAATTCAATGTTTGGTATTTTGAAATCTATGCTAAAATCAGTGGTTGATTTCAGACCTCAATTAAAAGGATAAAATATTTACATAATATAAACCAATGTTATCACATTACATAAATTTTAAATTGTTTTTAATCAGTTTCGCAATTGGGTTGTTTTTTGTATATATTTTAGGACCCGAAACAAAGACAATTTACATGTATCCATCACCGTCGAATTACACAAAAATCCAATATAAAGATAATTCAGATCAGTGTTTCAATTTTACACCCACGGAGACAAAGTGTCCGATAAATCCATTTGAAATACATACAGTGCCTGTCCAAGGTTAGAAAGGTTAGAAAAGGTTAAGATAACAACAATAAACTTAACACACCTACAAAATATTATTATAAATATATAATATAACTAGATTATGTATTTATTAAAGTTTGTTCATAGTGAGACAGGACGAAGCATAATGTCGATTATATTAGGTTTAGGATTGGCGACGTTTTTCAGACAAATATGCAGTGGTAAGAATTGTATTGTGTCAAAAGCACCACCCCTCGAAGAAATTGAAGACAAAATTTACAAGTTTGATGGCAAATGCTATAAATTAGAAAAAAACGCCGAAAAGTGTAATAATCAAAAGAAGGTTGTTAGTTTTGCGTAATTTTTAATTTACAGCAATCTTTAGTTAATATATTATGTCCGAATTAAACACAACTAGTATCCATGATTTACCCACTGATCCAAGTGGTGGTGGAAGTATTGGTGGAAATATCTCTTTAGTCGCAAATGAGACGGTTAATTATAAAAATCAAGTAATCACGCCTCAACCACAGATGGGTCAAAGTCAAGGACAAGGACAAGGTCAAGGAATGTCTCTTGATCAAACTACAATTAGTCAAATTGTAAATGGTCTACAACAAGCAAGTATTGCCGGTGCAACTTCGCTTCCTAGTAGAGACATTCCACAAAACACCCAACAACTAACACATGATCCGGCAGTTCAGGTAAACTATGTTCCACCTCCTCCACCAAATCAAAAAGATTATATTAATGATGAACCAACCAATTATGATTATCCGGAAGAGCGAGTAAAGAACTCACTTGATTCTATATACGATGAAATACAAGCGCCGCTACTATTAGGCGTACTATACTTTACATTCCAATTGCCAATTATGAGAAAAATAATATTCAAATATATGCCTTTTTTATGTAACAATGATGGCAACTATAGTTTAAATGGTCTCATTTTTACAAGCAGTTTGTTTGGGTTCATTTACTTCTCCTTGACCAAATCAATGGCGCAATTTAACAAGTTTTAATTATAATATTTATATAATATAATATAAATATTATAATGACATTATTTCAAGAAATATCACTATATCAGGCAGACTTGTTGAAATCGGTCGCCATATTTTATTTATTAATACTAGGAAATTTTATTACTGGACTATTCACATGTAATCAGAAGAATTTTGTAATGCATAATAAATTGGTACAGGGAATTATTGCATTTGGACTGTTCTATTTTCTAGTCACGTTGGTTTCAAATACAGGCAACCTTGAGTTTCTTCCTCCCATTCAGAAATTATTATACACGTTTGTCTATTTTGTCGTATTTTTACTATCTATTCGTTTGGATTTTAGAGTTATGATAGCAATTATATGTCTCGTAGTCGTGGTGTATTTTATTGAATTAAACAAAGAATATTATTTAGAATTTGGCGATACTATAACAGACAAAGAGGATAAACAGGTCTATGATGATCACGCCTATTGGATAACATTGGATTATCCATTTAGAGTCAGATTGTTTCCGATAAATTCAGACCAGTTTTCTATCATTAACAAGGTTGAGAATGTTTTGTATTATTTCATTATAATATCCATTGTACTAGGTATTATCGCTTATCGTGGTGAAATCACAATTGCTAGTCACAAACGTCAAGATCTTTCTTGGTTTGAAGTATTTAATGATACACATACATGTAAAATAGCGCAACGTCTTCCATTCATGCAATATGTTGCCGTTGGATTGGGTCTTAGATCACCTTCTAGCAAATGAAATGAAAAAATAAAATGAAATTAATATTCAATAACTAACATATATTTAAACTAATACTTAAATATTATACACGCTATAATATTTATATCAAATTATAATTATGGAAATCAATACAGCAGCAACAAGAAGCGCTACAAATATGATATTACTTGATAACATACAAACTGGAAACCGAATCTTAGACACATTAATTTTAACTATTTTACTCAGCACTATGAGTTTTTTCTTTAAATGGTTGAATAATAATCTATTGGAAAATCTAGAAATAGGCAAAGTATTCAACTATGAGTACATTATTCATTATTTTACAAAAAAAAATGTAATTGAATATGAGGGTAAAATATCGTGTTGTACAGGTTATTACGATAACCAAATACATCAGACAACTTCATTCAGTGACTGTTTCAAGGCAATTTGGTTTCATATTATAGACAATATCAAGGAAAATAAAACAATCTATTCTATAAAAGAACATACTATTTCACATAATATTCATTCTAAAGAAGACAAGGGTATTTATATGGTAACTCAGAAAGATAAGTTCCTAATTTCGGAAAAACTGGATATATACGCATATACATATATTGATAGCGAGACATCGGGTGATAATGAAAAAAACGGATCGGTAAAAAGAACAAATTCACAAAAGACTGAACGTATTATTATTCAATTGTATTCTTATAAAAATGATGTTGAAACCATTAAACAATTTGTTGAAGATATAACAAATAAATATGTTTCATCTTTGGAGCAAACACGCAAAGATAAACGATTTATATATACACTAACAAACATAAAATTTGAAGACAGTCCTTCAGAAAGATGGTCTGAGGTAGTGTTTGAAAGTACACGTTCATTTGACAATTTATTTTTTGACAATAAATTGATCGCAATGGACAAGATTAATCACTTTTTGAAAAACAAAGAATGGTATTACAATAAAGGGATACCATATTCGCTTGGCATTGGTATTCATGGACCGCCTGGAACGGGCAAGACGTCATTTATCAAAGCACTAGCAACTTATACTCAAAGAAATATTATATGTATATCTTTGAAATTAATTAGGACTAAAAAACAATTGGATAATATATTTTTTGAAGAGCGATACAACGATGATAATAAACGACACAGTATTACATTTGACAAAAAGATTATTGTGTTTGAGGACATTGACTGTATTGGTGATATTGTGATGGATAGAGAGAAGAAGAAGAATAAGAATAAGAATAAAAATGGCGAAGATTACAGTCTTGGTCTAGGACGGAAATTGAATTTGGATGAGATGACAATGACTTCCAAAGTCAATATGGGGGATTTACTCGAGACCATTGCTGAAATGGATGAATCATCAAAAAAAGGAATCTTGACAACTGCTAGTCCCAAGGCACTAATAGACGATGAACCAATTACATTGGATGATATATTGAATTTATGGGATGGAATTCGTGAAACACCTGGACGTATTATGATCATATCGTCGAATCATTACAATGATTTGGATACTGCATTAAAACGCCCGGGGCGCATTGACATCACATTGGAACTGTCTTATGCAAGTAGGCGAGTAATTTCGGAAATATATAAGCACTTGTTTGAATTAGATATGGATCTTGACGCACTAGAACAAGTTAATGACAAGTTTTATTCACCTGCTGAAATAATTAATATTTACATGAATGAGGAGCAGAACAAGGAGCGGTTTATAAAACGACTACAATTGAATGAGCATGTCTAGTCCACCTTTTCACGAAGTTATGAAAGGTGGATTTAAAAACCAAAGAATCCTTTGCGTTTCTTAGTCTTCTTTCTCCGCTTCCGTTTGGATTTGGTCTTTTGTTTACTAGAAGAACTTTCCGCAGAACTTTCTTCGTCTTCGTCTTCGTCTTTGTCTTTGTCTTTGTCTTCCTTATCCTTCTTTGTGTCGGCAGGTCTGTAACGTAAAAACCACGCATCATATTCAGCAGTTCCCTTTTTATTTTTCAGTTCCTTGAATTTTTCCGCCTTTTCGGCGCGCATTTCTTCAATTGTTTCCTGGTGACCCATACAATTGATTGAGAAACGTCGCAATACACCTTTTTGCGCCAACCGATTCTTCGCCTGCACTTCAAATAAATATTTGGACATACATAATATACGATCCTTATCATAGTAAGGTCTATCGGCATACAAAAACGCCAAATAAAAACTCAACATGGTGTCAATGGTCGCCACTTTAACGTCGTATCCATTCTCTTTGATAATATTATAACTATGGCACGCTAGTGGTTCATAAATAAATACAACCGTATCATTTCCAACACGGATCTCATAATGTGGAGCAATAATTTCACCCACTGAAGGTCTTTTAATAATCTTCACATTTTTGATATTAATATCACTTAATCGTTCCTTTAAAATTTGAGCAGTAACTAATGGTTCCTCGGATAAGACATCAAAGTCGGGAATCTTCTGTAATTTTCGCTGTAAATGATGAGGCATATATTTTGCGTAAATAGATATAGCGTAACCACCAAAAAAGACCACACCTTGATCTACTAAAGTTTTCTGGACATTTTCATAGATCTCATCTGCTTTTTGGTTATCCGCCATTTTACGTTGGAAGTCGACATGCGCACACTGGTTTGCCGTCAATGGATAATTTTTATTAAGAAGGGTTAAGCGCTTCATAACCTTCTCCCAACGCGATACGTCGCCAGCGGGACGCGATAGTTCTAAATACATTCCCATCCGAAGCAAATTGGGAGGTGCGTAAAAGATCCCTGATATTTTAATTGTCTCCTTCTTAATCGCATTGAAAAGTTCCTTTGGTAACATAGTAATATCGGCGACAGGAATAAAATTTACAAACACTTTAAATGTGCCATAATGCTGCCCTGATTTGGCTTCCACTTCAACAAATCCCTCCTTCACATAAATATCAGACAATTCTTTGGCGTCATTCAGTGCACTTGAACTGTAAAAATCGTAGTCAGGGATTTCAATATCCTTGTTATAAAATTGATCTTGTTTAGGCAATATATTATTAATCGCAGTACCGCCATAGCAAATTAGTTTTTTCTTGCGTATAAAGTTCTCCACAATGGTAATTATGCGTTTAATATCTGGTGAATTAGCGTCCTTTCTACCTTGACGTTCCTCGGCTTTATCAACTGCAGAACGAAGAATTGCCAATTCACATTCTTCAAAACTCATAGTTGGATTACATATTCCTTTGTCTTTTTTCATAATAATATTTTATAATATATACAGTTAAAATATTATTTTGGTAATTGTCTTTTGGTAATTGTCTTAATTGTTTTAAACTTTTAGTTCATAATAATCTGTCTTTAAAACTCTATCGTTGTAAAACAACTTGGGATCTTGTACTGGAGGATCTTTAAGAGTAACAACTTGTGGTCTCATTCCTTCTGGTTTCAACACAAATGCTTTACCCTTTTCATTAAAGAACAGATCATTTTCTTCTACATTTGCGTCAATTTTCTGGTATCGCATGGCAATCATTTGGATACCCATTTCACGCATAACAAGAGCGCTGGGATTGTCAGGACTGGCGCCCTTATTTGGAAGACCAATTGACATTGTTCCGCTATTTTGAAGTATTAATTCATCTGGTGTTTGGGTATATTGAATATCATCATATCTTAATAATTGCATATTTGGTGAATTACTTGTCATATTTACATACTCATAAAAATTTCCACAATCTTCTGATTCTGAACAATCTTTACATAAACAAGTTGGGTTACTTCTGTCTACAATAATAATAATTTTACCTAACATTTTAGAAATATTAATAGATCCAAAGTTTGTATTATTTGCGACATCAGTTTGTTCATAACTAAAACTAGGACCCATTAATAATCCTTTGCCGTTTAGTCCATCAAATAACTTACTTAAATTTTTATACATCGCCTTATTCTCACTCTTTATTCTTAAATGAAAAATAATTGGATCATTTTGATTTGGAACAGTTTCTGAAAAGGCGTTATTTTCAATAGTTGTTACTACATCACTAAACTTAACGTAATTAAATGTTTCTTTCACGCAATATTTGTCAACAGTGGATGTGGCGACAACAGGTTGATCATCAATTGAGTATATTTCAAAATCAAGACCACGAACTCCCTGTTTTAGTAGGTCATTTAATCCACATAACGAAACATAATCGTTTCTATAATCGCCTCCACTGCAACAATTATACGCTGATTTAATATAGTAATAACACAAAGGAAATAATTCCGATTGTCCGTCTGAAGTAGAACCATTAAAACTCAAAGACGATATCGCTGTATTTTTTTCTCCATAAACATTATCCATAACATTACAATTTCGCGTATCCTTACTGCTTGCCATTTTACGAAATACTGTCATACCCACTAAAATTCCAATAATACATCCAGCAACAACTCCAGCGTTACCCATAACTGCCTGACCAACTACGCTGAGCATAATTGTTATTATTAATATTATAGCAATACCACCGACAGTACCAGCGCCGCTATAATAGAAATAATACAAAAACGCTAATATAATAATAAAAAATGTCAAAAATGTTAACAGTGTGACTGCTGTATTTTCTTTCATTTCTAACAATTCATTTACAACTGCTCCTCCTTTTTCTTTTATTGAGTCTATTCCTCCTGTATAATTTGGTGTTGTTGATGCCATGATTCTTTATAATATATTATTGTATAAAATAATAAATAATTAAATTATATTCAATATATTAAATTTATATAAATGCCGTTTATAATTAGTTAAAAAAATAATATGTTATTATTATAATTACAATTAAATGCCAGGAGGACTAATGAATCTTGTATCAGTTGGACAACAAAATGTTATTTTAAATGGAAACCCTTCTAAAACGTTTTTTAAAACAACTTATGCGCAGTATACTAATTTTGGTCTTCAGAAATTTCGAGTAGACTTTGAAGGTTCTAAAACATTGCGTTTATCAGAGGAGTCTACTTTCACTTTCAAAATACCTAGATACGCTGATTTGCTTATGGATTGCTATTTGTCGGTTGCTTTGCCAAGCATTTGGAGTCCGATTCTACCACCTCAACAAGATGCTCGCGCTGAAAGTCAAGTGTGGGCGCCATATGAATTCAAATGGATTGAGAATTTAGGCGCCAAAATGATTTCAAAAATCAGTATTACATGTGGTAATTATACACTTCAAGAATATTCCGGTGATTATTTATTGGCTGCTGTTCAGCGCGATTTTTCTACTGATAAGAAAGAACTATTTGACATCATGACGGGCAACACAAAAGAACTTAATGATCCCGCCAACGCTGGACCACGTGTTAACTCATACCCAAACGCATATTACACTGAGGCCTTAGCAGGTCCCGAACCGTCCATTCGTGGACGTATTTTATATATTCCGCTAAACAATTGGTTTGGATTAAAATCACAAATGGCGTTTCCATTGACGTCACTTCAATACAATGAGTTACATATTGTTGTTACATTAAGACCAATTAATCAACTATTTCAAATTCGTGATGTGTTTGATCATATATTCAATTTTCCTTATGTGGCGCCCAATTTTAATGCATGGTATATGCAGTTCTATCGTTTCTTACATCCGCCACCCGATCTTGAACTTGGGTTCGCGTCTTACGTAGATACTAGATCACTGTGGAATGCGGATGTACACTTGAATTGTACGTATTGTTTCTTATCGAATGACGAAGAGCGTCTCTTTGCTTTGGAAGAGCAAAAATATTTAATTAAACAGGTACATGAGCAGCGTTTTTATAATGTGACGGGTCCTAATAAAGTGGAATTGGACTCCATCGGAATGGTTTCTAATTGGATGTTTTATTTTCAGCGCAGTGACGCCAATTTAAGAAACGAATGGTCGAATTACACGAATTGGCCTTATGGTTACATGCCTTTAGATATTACTCCTGCTTCAGCAGAAGGTAATTATATAATTTATAGAACGGATACAAATGGTAACCAAGTTGCGACTCCAATTGGTCCGGGTGTAAATGTAAATGGCAACCTGACTGGTTTGCTAATTACATCTAATTATTCTCCTGAAAATGAAGAGCAAATATTGGTCGGGATGGGCATTTTATTGGACGGATCTTATCGTGAAAACATTCAACCAGCTGGCGTTTATAATTACATTGAAAAATATACTAGGACAAGTGGTAATGCGCCGCCAGGTCTTTATTGCTACAATTTCAGCATCCATTCTAATAATTCAAATTTACAACCATCGGGGGCAATAAATATGAATCGGTTTACACAAATTGAATTGGAATTCACAACCATTATTCCTCCTCTAGATCCATTGGCGCAGAGTTTGACAATTTGTGACCCGCAAACAGGCGCCATTATTGGTGTCAATAAACCTACATGGCGCATTTATGATTACAATTTTAATTTAGTGTTGTTTGAAGAGAGGATCAATATTGTTTACTTTGTTGGTGGCAATGTGGGTCTTATGTATGCGACCTAAACCATCTTGTTTATATTTATATTTAGATTAATAT